AATCGTCTAGTGTTCGTATTCCTAAGTTTGATAGGATTAGGAGTGATTTAATTAGTTTGCAGTGGGAGCGTAGTGAAAGCACGAGTAAGGTTAAGATTTTAAAGCCTGAAAACAAGAAAAGCCCTGATTTTGCGGATGCTTTAATGTTTTTCGTGTGGAAAAGTGATACTCCTAGTTTCTTTTTTGCTTGAACCATAAACCGAAATGGTTATAAAAGAGAAAATGTAATACTAGTATTAAAGAGGTTTTAGTGAAACTAACAAAAGGGATACTAGATTAACGTTTTGGTATTGCATTCTAAAGTGATTAGATGCTTTTCTATTACACCCCCCTGTAATCTTTGTTTTAGTGCCTCCTTATTAAACCAAAGGATGTTATCGGTTGTTTCACTGTTATTTCATTAAAACCTTCTTTTTTTTCATGTTCAATGATACCTAGTGTTTATGAAATGAGTGACTTGAATAAGGTCATAAACGATAAATTAAGTAAAAGCGTTAGAGTGTTTAATGCAAGTAATTCTAGTCCAGAGGCTCAAATGCCTTTTCAGCAGGGTTTCATGTGGGTTAGTCCTTTTGGTATTCCAAGACGTATTAATCCTTTAGAGGTGCGACAGTTTGCTAAGAGTGCGTGGGTTCAAATGGTAGTGAATGCTATATTGAAGCAAGTGCGTAATACCAAGTATGATGTTGTGAACGTGGATGATGATGATAATACTGTTTACGAGAAGGAGACTAGTGACGTTTTTGAAGTGTTGGATTGTCCTAACCGTAATAATCAGACGTTCTGGGACGTGTGGCTTCCGTACTTGCGTGATATTCTAGAATTAGATTCGGGAGTTGTATTTAAGGGTTTCAATGGGGATGGTAAATTGGTTGAATTGTTTGCTCATGATGGCAGTAAATTCTTGATTAGTACTGACGAGCATGGTATATTAAATAAGTATTACCAGTACAGTTACGCTTTCCCTACTAGCCGGCCTAAAGAGTTTGAGAAAAGTCAAATCATTTATGGCATGATGAATCTTTCTACTGAGAATTACCCTTACGGCTTTTGTTTGGATTATGGTAGTTTAATTGAGACTAATGAGGGTTTGTTAAAGATTGGTGATGTTGTTACTAACAAAAAAGAAGTTTTGATTAAAACATTTAATCAAAAAAAGGAGTGTTTTGAGTACAAACCAATTCTTAATTATTTTAGCAGAAAAGTAAGTGAGTACTTATACAGTATAAAATTAAGTAATGGACAAAGAGGTTATGGTATACACTGCACTAATAATCATCCTATTCTCACACCTAATGGGTACGTTAACGCAGAAGACCTTAAAACATTCGATAAAATTCTAGTGAAAGGAAAAACTTTAACTAAAGAACAAAAAGAATACATTTATGGTACTATGCTTGGAGACGGAAACTTATATTGTAAAAGAAGAAAGGGGTATCCAAGCATTAGACTAGCTCAAAGCATTAAACATGAAGAATATATTGATTGGATGCAAGAATCATTATATAATCTTGATTTATGGAAGCAAGAAACATACGCGCCAAGCCCACACTATCCAGAACGATTATACAAGCATATTAAACTTAATAGTAAAGTTGACCCGTGCTTGGATGAAATAAGATGGAATTGTTATCCTAACTATAAAAAGACAGTTACTAAAGAATGGGTTAGTAAATTAACTCCTTTAAGTATTAGTGCTTGGATGATGGATGATGGAAGCTGGACTTTTTACAGGCATAATAAAGAATTAATTGAAGGTTTCATTTTTTGTACTGATGATTTTAGTAAAGAAGAATGTGGTTTGTTAGTAGATAAATTAAAAGGATGGGATATTGAAAGTAAAATCATGTGCCCTCCTAGTACTGGTAAAAATAGGTTATGGGTTAATAAGAAGAATACTATTAAATTAATGGATTTAACTAAAGATTATATAAATGTTAATGTTGAAACTCATGAGAAAAAGTGGATAGCAAAACCTTTAAAAGTTGTTGAAAGTGAAACAAGTGTTGAAGTGCCTATTACTAGTATTTCTCGTTTAAAAGTTAAAACTGGCACTGTTTATGATATTGAAGTGAAGGATAACCATAATTTTATTACTAATCGTATGATTGTTCATAATAGTCCGTTGCAGTCTATTCAGCAAGTAGTAGAGGTTTTAATTCAATCTGACCGGTATAATAAAGAGTTTTTTAAGAGTAATGGCGTTCCTGCTGGTATAGTAAACGTGAACATGGATGAGCCTGAACTGCAAAGGTTTAAGACTTACTGGCAGAATGAAATTAAAGGTAAGCCTCATGCTTTAGCGTTCATGAATAGTCCTGACGTTGGATTTAATGATTTGAGTAAGAGTAATCGTGATATGGAATGGTTGGATGGTCAAAAATGGTATTTTCATTTAGTATTTGGTGCTTATGGTCTTTCACCGCAAGAAGTGGGTTTTTACGAGAATAGTAATCGTAGTACGGGAGAAAGCCAAGAGAGGATTACTGTTAAGAACGCTATTAAACCGTACCTTAGTCATATTGCAGAAAAAATTAATAACGAGGTTTTACCATTGATTTTATTGGATGATAAGCCTAAGATTAAGTTTAAATGGTTTCCGGAAGATGATGTGGCTGAAAGGATTAAGGATGAACAATTGCAGTGGAAGCTTAAAGAAGGAGTTTATAGTATTAATGAAGTGAGGAGTATGGAAGGAAAAGATAGTGTTGAGGGTGGTGATGAGCATAAGGGTAAAAATAGTGGTAGTATGCAGTTTGAGGGTGATAGTCCTTTCGGTAATCAACCTGTGAAACCTAATGATACTAAAGGGGAGAAAGATGGTGAAAAGAAAAAAAGTGTGTTAATTAAAGAGGCTGAAATGGTTGAGGAAAGTCGTGAGTATGATGTTTTCTTAACCAGTATTTTTAAGGGTTGGGAAAAGAAAGTGTTAGGTTACGTGGATTCTAGTTTAACTACTGAATTAAATAAAATGGTTAAAGTGGATAAGAGTTTGGGGGAGTTCATGAGTGGCTTATTTAATACTGTTAATACGAGCAAGTTTTTTACTGGTTTAAAAAGGGTTATTGGTTTTAAAATGCGTGATGGCTTGGATGAGGCAGAGGAAGAACTTGACTTGAATATTAGTGTTGATTGGGAGAATAAAAAGAATGAGGAGACTAGTAGGCAACTTGATGGTTTCACGCTTGATAATGGTGAGTACTGGCCTGGACTCAAGGGAGTGAGCAGGGATTTAAGCACTAAAGTATTGGATATTGTAAGGGATAGCATGAAGGAAGGAAGTAGTGTGGTTGATGTTAAGAAAGAGATTAAGGAAACTTTCAAACAATATACTGGTAGTGAGGCTAGTGAGGGTCGTGCTGACATGATTGCTCGTACTGAGACTACGCGATTGTTTAATAAGTATAAGTTGGAGGGTTATAAGAGTAGTGGTTTGAAGGGTTTTAAAGTTTGGGATAGTTTCATTGATGATAGTACTAGTAGTGAGTGTCGGGAATTGAATGGTCAAAAGCGTGGTTTAACTGAAGTGTTTAATTTAGAGGATGGTCGTGAGTTCATGCATCCTCCGTCACACGTTTCGTGCAGGAGTCGTGTATTGTTCGAGTTGGAAGAATAAAAACCGAAATGGTTATAAAACCGTAAAATCATTATAATATTAAATAAAATGGTTAAAACTGATAAGATGATTAAGGCTTGGATGCCGATTAACAAGGATTCTAATGGTAATTTCATTGGTATTTTAAGCGATGATAGTCTTGACCGTGATGATGAGTTCATGACTGAAGAATTACTTAGGGATTGGAGTCAGACTCCTGAAAACTTGCCTATGTTGGCGAATCACGAGAATAAGATGGAAAAGTTCGTTGGTGGTTGGAAGAACAAGAAATTGATTAGTAAAGGGAAAAGCACGGCTTTAACTGCTGAACCCTTCTTTTTTAGTAAGGAAGCTAATCCTCTTGCTCAACAAATTCAGAAGCAAGTTGAGGAAGCGTTAGATAACGGATTAAACGTTGGCATTAGTATAGGTGCTATAGTTCATGAGGAAATAGAAAAAGAGATTGATGGAATTAAACGGGTTGGTTATAGTAAGGCTGAAATTGTTGAAGCTACTATCGTTCCTATTCAATCTAATCGTAATGCTAGTTTTACTGCTATCGCTAAAAGTTTTGGTTATGGCAAAAATAATAAAAAGTTAGAAGGTGAAATTATGGGTGATGAATTAAAATTTAGTCAAAAAGATTATGATGTTGCTGTTAATAAAGTTAGTAAAGAAGCTGACGAG